CTACAAACAATACCTTAGGACGGTCTTCTTCGTTCATTGCTTTGTAGTCTGCCATAAACGTACTAATAGTCTTTGCTACATCATCAATCATTGACATATTAAGTTTTAGTAGTTTATCTTCTGATGTATCTACATCAAGTGCTTGTAGCCACGCTTCGTCGAGTGCGTTTTCTGAGTCAATAAGAACAACAAAGATACCTTGGTCTTGTGCTGACTTTACAATATTACCAGAACAGATATATGATTTACCTGCACCTGATTCGCCTGCAAATACACTTACTTTGCCTAGTGGAATACCTTTGTTCCAGTCACCTGAAATAAGATAGTTGAGTGCATAGTTACCTGTACTAATCCAATCAGTAGGATCGTTAAATCCTGCACTCATACCTGTAATGGATTTTGTTAGCGATGTCCTAAACTTAGTAGGATCGAATGCCTTATTGGCCATAATTAATCTCCTAATCTAAAAAGCAAAATGGGGGATTGCTCCCCCATAATATATTACTGTCCTTGACGTGCTCGGATCATTGCAAGAATGTCTTGTGCACCGCCGGCATCTCCTGTCGCTTCTGCTGCTGGAGCAGCTTCAGGTTCTGGAGTAGGTTCAACAACTGGTGCTGCCTCTGCTACCGGAGCAGGAGCAGTTTGACTAGTTGCAGTACCATTAGATGTCGCTACATTAGGATCACCTGTACGTGCAGCCATGCCGCTTGGACGGAAGTAATTGCTCCAACGATCTGCATCGTATGCTTCACCGTCTACTGACGCTTCAAACATTTCCTGCATCACCTTGACAGCAGTTTCGTCTGGCTTTTTGGGAAGGAAATCTGAAAGATTAAACAAGCCGTGTTCGTTAATTGCAGCCATTTCTACATCACTCAATGGACGCTCTCTACGTGCCCAATTAGATGTGCCATAATCTGCATAACCGCCTTTTGAAGTTTTATTAAGACGGAAGTCAACACCAGCAGTATAATCTGTTGGCAACTCTTCCATGTCTGGATCCATAAGCGCCTGCTTAATGATCTGGAAGATTTGTGGACCAATAATAAAGCGACGAATTGGATTGTCGGGTGCTTCATCATCGGCTAGCGGATTGTCCGTTACAAAGCCTTGGAAGATATACGAACGCTTTTTCCAATACTTACGACCCATATCTTCTAGACTTGGATCTTTAAACCAGCCACGTACTTCATTAAGAATGTTACATGTCTCGCCGTACATTTCCATACATGGAATTTGTACTTGTACTGGACGCGAACCTGTGTCGCCTTTTACTCCGCTAAAAGGAAGTTTAATCATCAGACGCTCTTTCCAAAAGAAAGTATTATCGGCGTCACCGTCAGGTAAGAAACGCATAGTTGCGCTTTCGCCTTCTTTAATATTCCAGAATGGGTAAATTGGGTTAGGGCCGCTTGGGCCGTTTGATGCACCTGATGAACGTGCTTCTTGTTCTTTGAGCTTTGCTCGGATTTCTGCTAATGATGCCATAGTTATGCCTCCTATTGTTATGCCTATGTGCTTTGTGCCTATATTTGTGTAGCACAGTTATAATACTACACTCGTTTATTTATCTTGTCAACTATTTATTTAATTATTTTTTAATCGTATTCTACGCCATCTTTTTGTAGAAGATCTCTAAGATACTTTTCTGTAATAAATCCGTCTACATATGCATCTCTTAGTGCGTATGAACATTCTTGCATAGTCAACTTAGAACCACCCTCTTTCAATTCTTGTACAATTGCTGCAACCATTCCTGGATAAGGTTTGTCTCCTCTTGCAACAAGTTCCAAACATCTTGTTTTTAATTCTTCTGTAGTTGTAATAGCCATTTACTGCTCCTGTATAGGAGTCTTGCAGGTTAGCGTAAACCTGCAAGCTCCTTCATTCTGTCAAACTCTTCTGTATCCAACTGCTGTGGTTGTGTATGCATCTGATACTCATCGAAGAGTGCTTGTACCTGTTCAATGAAAGCCTTTGCCGGTTCTATGAACTCTTCGCCGTAGTCTTTCTCAACCATAGTTAATACTGCGGTCTCGCCTTTTGGAAACAGGCCTGTTTCTCTGTCATAGTATGATAGTATAAACTCGCCTAATGGTGTCTTTTGTTCTTTGACGTCTTCTTCGTCATCTTTTCCCATTGCCTTTTTAATAGCAATATCTTTTGCCTTCATATAATCATCTGAATCAATATCGCCGTCCTTGTCAAGATCTTTGCCTTTAGATTCGTCTTTTGGATCTTCCATTACATCTCTAATATAAACCATCAATGGATATAATGCATTTACAATTTGATTACCAAAACGTGCATTTTCACCGCTGCCTGGCTTAGTTTCTAATTTCTTAGCTTCGCCACGTAACTGCATAACAGGTTCTAGAACTTCCTTTAGCTTAGGATCATTCATACCGCTAATACCTAATTTGCTATCCATCCAACTGTATACATCGTATACATCACTTACATATTCATTGGCTAAGTTGCCATCATATGTGTCTTTGCCTGTTTCAATCTTTTTACCAATGCCACGCAAACGACCTAATGCTTCTACAGCGTCTTTGCGTGTTTTGATATATGCTTCTTCTAGATCATTTTCAGCTTCGCTAAACTGACCCATCATTTCTTCAAAGCCTTGTTCTAATGCAGTTTCTTCTGGAATGCAAGAACCTTTAGATCCTCTTGTTGCACCTGGTTTTTTACGCCAACCGTCGCGGCACTTATCATAAATCTTACTATTGCCGTGACGTTCGCCTTCGTCAAATTCAATTTCTTCTGTTCTAGGTTCGTCGCCTTTGCCCATTAACCAATTTATTACTTTCTTGCCACCATATAATATAGCAATAACTGCAAGTACAGGTAGTCCATATTTAGCTGCTGATGCTCCAATTTGTCTAAGAGCGCCGCCGCCTAAAAATGCTGAAATTTCGTCTTGTATACCATTAATACCTTGAGAAGCTTTATCCATAAGTTCTTCTGCACTAGTTGCTAAATCATCTATAGTATCGCTTACTTGCTTTCCAACATAAGCAGCACCGCCCAGTGCTGCGGTTGTTCCTGGATTTTTTGCAATATAGTTTCCTGCGCCTCTTGCAACTTGTCCAGCTGCTTGTCCTGCGCTTCTTGCAACTTGTCCGGCTGCTTGCCCAACTGCTTGTCCGGCTGTTTGTCCTGCGGCTCTTGCAGCAATGCGGGCTTTTGCAGCTTTTATTGCAGCACCTCTTTTGGCTAATATTGAAGCACCCATTCTCGATAGTTGCGGAATTGCTGCTCTAGCTGCGGCCATTACACCTGCTGCTATAAGCGGAGCAACTTCGTCTAATTCTTCTTCTGACTCTCCTAGTACATCATCTGGACCTAGTTCTTTGGCCTTTGTACCTTCTTTTACTAGGTTGTATATGTATGGGAAGATATCTTGTAGTTCTTCATTAAACTGCTTAATAGTTAGTTCGTCTATCCAGTTTTCAGCAACATCACTTGGAACATCTTCTAGTACTGGGGGATTAAATGTTTCAAATGCTTCTTTGTAGTATGCTGGCTTTTGTAATGACGCTATTTCTTTTTTAACTGTAGCAATACGTTCTTTGACAATATCTGTATATCCTGCTAGGCTTTCTGCCATTACAGCTGAACGGCTCATATAGTTTTTAAACTTACGTAGCTTTGCCATTTCTTCTGATAGGCCTACAATATGCTTACCAAAATCGTCGTATGTGTTTCCGCCTTCTGCTACGTGACGTGCCATTGCTCTTGCACCACTTAGATGTTTGTATGGATATTTAAATCTTTCACCTTCGGGAGATTCAATATAAATTTTTCCAATCTTTTGTGTTCTACCTGTGGCACTTTCCTGGTTAATACTTTCTGTATGTTTGATTATAATACGTGCTTCGCCTACTTTTTGATAGCTTACACGACTAGTGCCATATAGTTTTGATTCTGTCATTTTTCCGTCCCCAGACCGATTTGTTGCTAAAAACTTATAATCTTTTTTTGTTAAGTTTGATTTGTTTATGTCTCTGATACTGAAATCAAGTAATCTTTTTTTACTAAAGACTCTTAGTTCTTTTAAAAAATTAAACCATTGTTTCTTTGTTATATCATCTTGAAATTCAACAATATCATTAGAATAAATTACAGTGAGTCCTTCTTGTTCCGAAATACTTATACTAACTTTTCCAATATCCGTTCCGTCATTGTTATAAGAAAAATCAAAGAATCTAGCTTCTGAAGGTTCATTTGTTACATTGCCTTCAGCATCGCCTATTGTAATCGCTGGAAATTTTCCACGCAATTTTTTAAAAAGATCTTCACTTATTCTGTCAAATTTCTGCATAATGTATTTATCAATAATTGCTGCTAATGAAGATTGGCATTGGAGGATCATAATCTTCAATATCTTCTGCTTGGTTAAATGTATTGTATACTCTTGGATCCCAATCCTTCAAAACACTCATCATCCTTATTGCTAATAATGTTGCACTTATCAAATCATCTGTCATACCGCTTTTAGCTTGGTAACTAGATCCTGTTGCAACATATCCTTTTAGTTCAGATATAAATGGCTTTGAATGTATAACCATTTTGTCATTTTCTATCATTGTTTTGAGTCTGGAACAAGCTGTAACTTTGGTACTGTGGGTTGTGTTGAATCCTTTGCGGAACTTTCTGACGTGTCCCTTTCTAATGGGTTCACTAACAAACAAACCAGGGATATTTTCCTCCCCAAAGTCATTGATAACGATAAGCGCGGCTTCTCCCAACCCATTGTTTTCTACACTCCAATAAATACCTTGTGGGTTTTGTGTACATTCTTCAATGTATTTACAAATATCTGCAAGCACTCTTATCTGTCCAGGTATAGCAGTTTGATTGTGCTGCCATTCAGCAACTTGTTCGTATGTAGGTAATTCGAATACCTGTATTGCCGCATAATCTCCTCCTGTGCCCATTGAAGGATCTAGTGCAATTGCATAGGTGTACTGGTTAGATGGTTTTTTATACCAACGTGTTTGACCCATGTTTATAATCGGTGACCCGCCTTCCATGGTTGCTAGTTTGATTGAGTTAATTAGTGTTTCATCAAATACTAGAAACTCACAGCCATACTCACGTCTAAACTTTTCTTCGCCAATGCGTCCAATTTCATCTTCTTTCCACTTTTCGTCTCTATCAGGATGTTCGTCCCAATGTGCCATAAATGAACGAAAACCGTTGATACCTACTTCTTGTTCATTACCGTGATTATCAAAACGCTGTTCTGCTTGCTTCCAAATAGTAGCAAAGGTATCTTCATCACTATTTGGTGTACTAGTAATAATAGCACGACCACCTGTTGCTAGTGTAGGAGATATTGAAGTCCAAAATTCTTCAGCAATATTAGGTTGTACGAACGCAAACTCGTCACAGTATAGTAGCGAGATAGACATACCACGTCCTGTGTTGCCTGTTGTTGTTTGACTTACAATTCTACTACCATTCTCAAACTCTATGCTACCTTTGTTGTAGCTTGTAACACCTGCTCTAATGTGATCAGGGCAAGTTTCATACACATAACGTATACGTGCCATGATCTCCTGTGCACCTGTGTATTTGTGTGCAGCAATAAGAATAGTTTGATCTGGATTAAACATTGCATACCAAGCAAGATAGATAGCAGCACAAGTTGTTTTGCCTGTCTGTCTAGGCATCATGTTAATATTAAAACGATAGTTATGATATGTATCCATTAAGCCTAGTTGATAATTGTAAGGCTCAAACAATAGCTTACCTTTTACAGGATGTTGGATGTACGCAAATTTACGTGCAAAATACAAGTAGCCATTATCAGGATCCATGCATTGCATCAAATCTTGTATTTGCTCTTCTGTATATGTTTCTTTAGTATTAGCCTTTTTGGTTAATACACCATCTAAACTTTTGCTCATACTAATACTTATCCAAAAAAATAGGCTCCTAAGAGCCTATTGATTTGCTGGGGGAATTAATTACAATTACTTGCGTATAGTTTTTCGAACTTGCCTTTGCTACAACCATACTTTTCATGTACTTTTTTATACATTTCCATTTTAGCACAGCCACTTGCGTTTAACTTTTTCATTTCTTCTTTGCAGCCCATTTCATCAAACTTTGCTGAGCCGTCGCCATCTCTGCCAGTTTTCTTAAATTCTGCTTCGTTTGTTTTCTTTTTCTTCTTTAGATCGTTTGGACCTTTGCCATCTTCCGCATAATCTGGAATGCCATTCTTATTTGCGTCTGGCTTTTTCTTTTCTGAAAGAGCTTTCATAAGTGCTGCTTTGATGGTTTCTACAGCAAGAGCATTATCGCCATCTTGTGCTTTAGCATACATTTTCTTTTCGCGGTTAATACCACCGCTTAAATCTTTAGTCATATGCTTGTGATCTTGGTATTCTGGTTCTGGCTCGTTGTCATAACCTTCATCCATATCGTCCATATAATCTTCAATGTATTCTTGGGCTCTCTGCATTACCATATCAAACTTATCACTACCGCCATCTTGATCAGCCATAGCATCTGCCATTTCTCCAGCAGCATCCTCTATATTACCTTGTTTGATTAATGCACCTACTTTAGCAACGTCAGGTTGGCCATAGTACATCATATCTGTATCCATTTCGTCTACAAACTTAGCAATCATTGACGCAACTTTAGGATCAGCATCTTCTTCAATATTGTCGGTCATTTTATCACCGATAGCTGCTCCTGCTGCTCCTGGTATTGAACTGCCTACTGCTTTACCTATATTAGATCCTATATCAGCTGCTTTTTGGCTGACCTGTTTTCCAAGCCATCCCCCGGCACCTGCTGCTTTGGCAGCTAGTGCACCGCCTGCTTTGGCACCCAGGGCGCCGCCTTTTGCTGCTAGTGCGCCTGTTGCACCTGTTGCTGCACCTGCTGCTGAACCTAATGCGCCGCCTGCTAGGGCACCAATTAGTCCTGCATTTAAATCTTGATCGCCTTCTACATCGTCACGTCCTGGAATTTTTGGATCGTCGTCCATTGCTGCACGGAACTTATCAATATCAGTACGCATTGGCATCGGCATATCTGCCGGTACTGGTTTTGGCCCTACTCCTGCGTGTCCTTGCATAGCTGCAATCATATCTGCAATCTCTGCGCCTGTTTCTGCACTTATTGAAATAGTTGCAGCTTCATTTAACTGCTCTTTGTTTGCATTTTCAATATCAGTCATTTTCTGAATTAAATTTTTCATATTCATTGTATTAACCTCCGACGACCGCTTTACTGTTTTCTGTATCGCCAATATCTTGGGATTCACCTTGTGGTGCACCTGCTGCTGCATCGTGGTCGCGTTCTTTACGAGCAGTTTCTAATTCTTTTAACAAATCCATAACACGATTACCTGCTACGTCTTCCTGGGCAGACTCTCCGCCTAGTTCTTCTGTTGTTAACATAGCTTCGTATGGTTCATCGTCTTTGGCTTCTTGATATTCTTCTCTAGGATCATTCATATTGCGCACAATGATATGACTCTGATCTACTCCGCAGCATTTTCCTAAATATTCTTGTAGTACCTGTGAAGTAGTTGGATATTCTACTGTTGCTTCAAAATATGTAACTTCCATATTTTGTAATTGAGGAAAGTCTAATGGACGTTCTTGGATAGGTGTTTTCTTTCCTGACGTCATATTTGTTACGTTAAACTTCTTAAGGGCAGTTTCAAGCATGTCTACACATTCTTGTGGGCAATCGCCTGCTATGCCTATTTTAAATTCATAAGTCTTTTTAGACTCTAGTAATATATCTTTAAATGATCTCATTGCGCAATGATCCTATGTTTATATATTATTTATCTTTATCAAGCCCTTTAAGCTTCTCTAATAGACTATTTCTGTCTGTAACAACGTAGCCTTCGCCGCTTACAATATCGCCGTCAACTCCGCCTTCTTTGTCCATTTTTTCTTTTTTAAGTTGTAGTTCAACCATTTTCAGTTTTTTATCTAACTTGGCAACTTTAGCATCAAGACCTGTTTTTAACATTCCTCCTGCAACTTCGAAAACTCTACCACTATAACGGCTTTCAACATTCATGCCTAAATCCATTAGGTCTTCGTATGCTTGCATAGCTTTATCTGCAACTTCATTCAATTCTTTATCTGCCATTTCGCCTAGGCCTTTTACAGCAGGAAGTGCAGCATTGATTTTATCAAAGTCTGCAATATCTCTAAAAGTTTGAGCTTGCTCTATTTCATACTGTTTTTGATCTTCTTGTTGAGACTCTGCTTGTTCAACTATCTCTTTTGCATCCGGCAAATTAAGTAGATCTTCTAATTTTTTAGTCATTGTATTTCCATTATATGCTACTATTATTTATCTAAGGAGTGTATTCAAAATAATCTAAATCTTTATGAAAATGTTTTTTTATGCATCTAATATATTCTGTAGAATATTCTGTTATTGTTTTTTCTTTATAATTGTGTATTTGTTGTGTTAAAGGTTCATTACAATTTACTAATGTTTGTATTTGCATAAAATCTTTTTCCAAAGATTCGTATCTTAAAATTATATCTACACCTTCTATAAAATCAGTTTGACATTTTACATTTCTAAGTTTATTTGCAACACAATAATCAATGTAATAAACAATTCCTTTTTCCCATGCTTGTTGCAGGGGATAATAATAATTTTCTAACATGTCTATTTTATTTTGCTTTTTTGCTCTCCAAATACTTTTAGGTATTTTGTGTTTCCCCCAATTGTATAAACTTAACATTCTTGAATATGTGTTTCTTACTATTGTAAAACTAGTGTCATACTTCGTCGGTCTATTTCTTTCAATCCTTTCAGCTAGTGTAAGATGTCCAATTTGTTGATGGTGTATCTTATTTTGTTTCAACCAGGCCTGAACACTTGCTCCTGCTGTTTTAGGTATATGGACGAACGCAATTTTCATTTTCTGCGTCCATTATGAAATATATCATCCTCTGTTACTATACGGAAATATATACCATTTTGTTTACAATAGGCTCTAGCTGCTTCCCACTTAGCTTGATTTACAATCCAATGTGCTTGATTAGCTCTATTGCGTCCTACTTTTTCTTTGAGTGTTTGATTTTTTGGCTTGACTTCTATAAGTTCAACTCGTTGTTTTCCTTTGCGGTCACTATATACTATAAAGAAGTCAGGAACATATATTGTCTGTTTTCCGCTCAGCGGATTACGATATGGTATTTTTATAGATTCACTAGCCCATTTTGCTACACTTGGATGCTCATCGCAAAATTTCATAAAGGTAAACTCCCAACCACTTCTATATGTAGGAGTTCTATTGCCAATATATTTGTCAGGATTTTTTAGATTAAATTTACCTTGGGCAAATCTTGACATAGTCTCAGTCCTATACTATAATATTTCTTTGTTCGTATAATGACAGCACTGAGTTTTTCTTAAAGCCAATAACACTAGTTTTTGGTCTGTATAGATTTAATATTTGTGATATAACATTGTTTATTTCAACATCATTAAAACCTTTGAGAGTATCTAACAATTTGAACACAGGAACATTATCAATTTTTGCTTGTTGTAAAAAAATAGCTGCTGTGTTTATCGCAGACAATCTATCAAAACCTCTTTTCAAGAAATATGTTACTACTGCACTAACATCATTTGCATTATAACTAATTTGTTCCTTAAAATAGTTGTTGAAAATAATTTGTGTGTCGTCTAGCTTTAATGATTCAGGATTATTAGATTGCATTTTGTATTTCCAGTGCTGCTTTCATGAAAGTAAATATTTTATAATCGCCACTCAGTGCTTGTTCTTGTATATCTGTAAGTATAATAGACTGTTCACTTGGTGATAATCGTAAATAAGCTTCATAATCTAATCCTTCTACATACCCTGTGTTCAAAAGTTTTGCAAGAAAACTATTATATGCAGTGGGATTATCTGTAAGTAAATTATAAGTTGTTTCTGGATCTCCAGAAACTCTATCAACTTTAAGTATTGCATCAGGCAAGTTGTTAGATTGTGTGTCTCTAACAGGAATTAGATATCCGGGAATAGTGTTATTGGTATTAGGAAATATAGGGGTTTGGGAGAATTGCTGGCTGGTTATTTTGCCAAACACATCTAAACCAGGTGCATCATTAGTGCCAAAAGGTAAATTAAAATCAAAAATATCTTCAACTATTTTTCCTATTGTTGGTAAAACAAAATCAGAAGTTTTATTATTCACTGCACTACTTAGTGGACTAAATGTGTTATCATATCCTGTTTCTGCATCAGTAAAGTTTTTAGGTTCTCCATCTTCTCCTACTGTCCCGCTATCATAAAGCACACTTTCATAAGCAATAGTTATTGAGTTTTCATTCATTTCATTACCGCTTGAAGAATCTACAGAGCCATGTTCCCAACCTGAAAGTAAAGGATTAACAAGTGTATAACTGTACCAATTTTGTAGGCTCAATTGGTATATTTTAATCGTACTAAAAAACGGACCATCTAAAAAATTATTCAATCCATAGTTAGGTGTTATACTACTATATTTGTCTCTAGGTGCAAAGCTGCCGTCGGGTGTAAAAAATGATCCACCTAGGACGTGATTGCCATCTTGGAAATAAAATCTATAATATTCTTCTAGCATAGATCTTGTAGCACCTAGATTGTCATCATGTAATACTATGCGAATATCTTGATAGTCTATTCTCGTTTGCAGATTTTTCTTACGATTATACTGTTGTTTATTTTGTATATCTGCTCTATACGCAGGTAAGTCTGCACTCTTAACAAGCACACCTATTTGTTTGTTATATTCTCGTGTGTTAGAATTGAAACTGACATCGGCTGCTGGTTCAAATACAACATGATATAAAAATTTTACTTTAGGGGAAAATAAATGTCCGTATTGCGTGAATAAATTATTCGCATGACGTGCATCACGCAAATGTGTGTTAATTTCCCTAGGGATTATGAAACTATTCCACCAACTCATATTAGTATTTATCTACTTAAATTTGTGCGTACATAATAAAAAAGTAGGAACCTAAGAAGATTCCTACTTTCTTTATACAAGAATACCAGAATGTAAATATTAGCCAGTAGCTTGTGTGCCGCCGATAGCGTCTTGTGCAGCTCTAGTAATAGCTTCGCCAACGCCGCTAAACTGTTCTTCACTACCAAACTGAATTGCGTTATCGTAACGAATACTTAGAGAAACTGTAACAGCATCACTAGTTGCATATGCTAGTGTGTTATAGTTTGCACTTTCTAAGTAACAACCTACTAGTTGGAATCTATCAATTATATTAGAACCATTAGCGCCGTTACCACCGTCTAGTATTTCTATTTTTGTAATAAACTTATATGAACCACCTGACACAGCACTTGACTGCTCAAAAAAGTCAAACTGTCTTTGAAGTTGTTGACCAACAATCTTTTGAATGTTATTGTTAGCATCTTCACGTAGTGTTAATGTAATTGGTTCCCAGTTGTGCTTACCAGCAAGATATGTTCTTGAGTTGTAAGCATCTAATGTCATTTGTTCAAATGTTAAGTTTGGACGGGTGACATCAACAACTTGTCTAGTAATTTCGCGGATACCATCTGGGCCGCCTGTTGTTCCAAAGTTTTCAAATAAAACTCTAAAACGATATTGAAGTTTTGGCATTAGCAATGAACTGTTGCTGCCGCCCCCATCTTCTGTTGGGATTGAAATATTTGTTAATGTTGTAATTGGCATTCTTGTCTCCTGTTACAATAGTATTTATGCATAATAGGACGGGGTAATTTCCCCGTCCATTAAGTACGCATATTAACCTAGTGCCGAAATTTCTCCTGTGTTCTTAAGTCTTAGAGGAATGTAAATAAATTCAATTGCTTTGACTGGTTCAATAGCAACATCTAAGTACAATTCGTTTCTATCGATTCTAGCTGGTGTGTTGTTTGTTTCATCACATACAACTAAGAAGTCGTATACAGCTCTTAGTCCTACTAATTCAAGTAGCAATTGATCTGCTGCTGACTTAATTTGATCACGTGTTACTTTATCGTTTGGTTCAAACAAGTATGGTCTTGCTAGTAGTTCTAACTGACCTCTTAAGTATACAACTAAACGTGCAACATTTACTCTGTCTAGTGCAGAAGCGTTTCTTGCGCGAGTCTTTTGTCCAAACACAACAAGTCCAGCACCATTAATAAATGTTATCGGATTGATTTGGTTTGAATAAAGTGTATCACGCTGTCCT